TCCCTTCGGGGTTATTCACCCCCAACAGCGTTAGCTGTTGACCGCTACGGCGCGCTTCCACGCGCCGTAGCTATAGAACCTGAAGGGGTTTAACCCCTTCAGGGTATCCATGGGCCCACCCCAATCCCAATAAGGGATTGAATGTCGGGCCACTTTGTACCGATGTGCTGCACCCGGAAGTTCCCTAGGCGTGATATACGCTTTAGGTGGCTCCCAACGTCTGGGGGGTCCTAGATCCCCCATACGCTCTGGGTTAAGCTGCTCATCGGCTCCTCTGGCGAAACCACCAAGGAAGCAGATTTCCCAACCGTAGGCGTTAAAATGCCTATAGCCAAGTTTCTGCGACTCCTCTTGGTCATTCGGCACCAATCGTTTCCTCGCTCTGCTGATTAGGCGTTTATAGCCGAACCAGTAGTTTGAGGTTACTTTTGGTATCGTATGCTCAAAAGGAACTTGGTAACCTGCATCGATTTGCTCCGAGAAAGGAACTAGAAGCTTTTTGGGCCCTAGTCTTTCAAGAAGGAAGCTAACCGTGTGACGCAAGCTTATACCCGAACTAGCAGACCATCTGTTAAGACGGTTGACAGCCGAGTACAGTTCCATGGGCGTCTCTAAAGACTTGATATAAATACCCCGAACTAGATGTCCGGAGTACCAATCAAGCCCGCAAGACTCGCGAAACTCTCCTGAATTGAATGACTTAGTATCATTCACCGTGAACCCAAGCTTTCCCAGGCAACGGATAACAAAGGAATAGGCATGCCTATTCACAATGATATCGTCGCCAAAGACAGCGAACTGGGTTTTCGGGCAGTATGAGTCTAGGCTCATCATCTGATACACGGAGCGTATCACGCATGCGAATATGACCGTCTGCAAAGGAAACGTAAAAGCGTTTCCCATAGTAGAAATCATATTCAAGGGCTCAACACTACCATCTGGAAGAATGGTAGCGGCAGATCTACTCATCCGTAGGAGACCCAGAAGGGTCCCCTTAGAGATTCGTTGGATCAAAGCCCAGGAAATGCTATCGCTTGCTGATTTCAGGTCACAGGTACCGAAGGTACCAGTTAGTGATCCCAACAAGGCGAGCTCTCTGTTATGTACCTGTTGCGTGGATAGGGATATCCCAAAACACGTTTTCAGGCGACACTCGAGAAAGGCACCTATAGCCTGCTGGATTAACATGTTAACCAGTGGTTCGGTGCAGCACGTTCGCAACTCCTCAATATTCTTGAGGACAAAGAACAGTGTGTTACCACTCACTATTTCGACCCCGAACGCGTCAAATCGTTGCCTCTCGGCAAACGACCAAGCGTCGGATTCAGAGATAGCGGCCCTGTAAAGGGCTAGCAGTTCCATGGACGAAGTACTAATGCGAGACGCGAATAGCTTTGTATAAAAGCTATCGTTGTCACAGTTCATACTTGCCCCAGGTCCTGCCGTGAAAGTTGACCTTATAAAATCAAGGTCTAAATTCACGTCCGAAACGTTGAAGTCGGTAGTCTTTAGGAAATTATCACGAAAATAATCCCAAAAGACAGCATCCGCCTCTGTTTCCACCGGGTACTCGAACGGCTCTGAAGAGATAGAGCGGTTTATAGCAAGAAACTTGCTTAATGCCGCGCTCTCCATCTCTTTAGAAATTATACCGTTTGGTGCAAGCTTTTTATAGAAGCTCCGGCGAAGCATGGACAACCGAACCTGATCCAGACAGAAGTCTGAAACAAGTCCGGGCTCGTCTAGGACTTGTTGTCCCAGACCAGGATGCCATGCGAGGATATCGCGGTTCAGGCAATCAGAAAGTTCCTTATAGGGAAACATTCAAACTCCTTAAAGCTGCGCTAGTAATCCTTGACGCAGCACTGTCAACAAGCCGACGATACCTATCGCTAAGCGAAAGGTATAATCGACAACCAGGGGGCCACTCTTTGAAAGAGCGCCCGCGACGTCCACGAAACGACTTTTTAGATCGTCCCTTGGATAGCCGTGTCCCCGATCCCCGCGCTCTGCTGGCTCGCCGCTCCGAAAAGGAGCGAGAGGGCAGCGCGGATGTTGGCAGGATCCGCAAGATCCGAACCCGCCGGAACCTCGATCACCAGAGTGGCGATCAGGGGCTTGTAGGGTTGACCTGCGAGCGGCAGCACTCCTTTGCGAACGATGAACTTGTAAACGTTCATCGGCACACTCGGGAGCACGCCGGTCACCGGGTTGAGTACCGGCAGAACTTTCGGGTTCTGCGGACGAAACGCGGCGATCGTGAAGGGCGCTGCAACGGTATGAACCGTCACGCCCGTCTGAGTTCCACCCAAAGCGGACACGAACCACTGCTTTGCGTTGTTTGCCGGCGGATTGTCGGCTGTCAACGTGTAGGTAGGAGTCGTAAGTCCAGTCTGGGCCGTCCCCGTTACGGGTGACGTAAGTGGAAAAGTCATTTGAAGCTTTCATTGAAGACGTGATTAACGTCGGAAACGGAAGTCTCGAGCACCACCAAGAAGCGCTGCCATGTTAAACCACTTGAGTGAGTCTGCACCAGGTACAGACAACACAAATGGCGGAAGTGGCAACGAATCAGGTATAGTTCGAGTAAGGATGACACGATTAAGAGCAAAGCGAGACGGAAACGATTGAAAGGAGTCAAGTTCCCAGGCACTATCGCCGTTCGAGTAGAGCATTTGATTGCTCTCCTCAAACTGAACTTTAGTACGCTGGGTTCGAGATATCCAATCAATCGAAGAAGTATCCGTACACGCAGCGCTGATAACATTTCCCAAGTTGAGGAAGTAATCCACAAGAAATGAGTATGGTATCAGCTCGTAGATCGTCGGAATGAAATTTTGCCATTGGAAACCAAAGGCATCTTTTACATTCGTTAGACCTGCGATAGGCGCATCAATCTGATGCTTCATTCCAACCTTATACTGCAAACTTACAGAGGTCTCCTTCTTTGAGCGATTTTGAATGATCGCCCAGGAATTAACCCTCTTAAAGATTGAGTCGGTTGATATAACATCAGACCTTACAGTCGAGCGACCCGTAACACGATCCTTCTTTCGAGGTTTCGTGTAAAGGTCGACAGCGGTTTGAGCAATATCTGCCATGTCAGACAGAAAAGGCTTAACACCGAACTGTAATTCAAGCCACGAACCAGACATGCCCTTTCGGACATGATCTAAACGTCTCCGAACAAAATAAATATCGGATTCGCCCTTACGTTGCTTGAGCCGCCGCGCAGTATCTTTCCGTACGGATTTTAATACGTTGAGATACCCGCTTACAGCTTTATGCATCGCATCCGCAGGATGTCGTAGCATGTGGATAGCTTCCCGAAGCTCCCCGAGGAAGAGGAGCCCGTTTATACCGTAGGATTCTTGACGAATCTTGTTGTACAAACGGTCGAGAGCTTGCGCCTCGTCCGACGCAGTTAGACCGATGGACGGAACGAGATAGTTAGAGTTACCTCTAGCTAAACTCAGGTGGCCGGAATAGTTGAAAGCTTGCTTGTTACTGGGCGTAATAATATTACGTACAGCAATTGCATGCTCGCCATTCCAGTTACCTGCCATTCGGTGAAGGTCACAAGAATAAGGCGATGAGGCATTAACCCCATCAGCCAGTTTCTTTCGCCATCCCGGCACTGTAACACCAGACTTGTCTCGCGCATACAAAGTGGTGAGGGGAGGAACCGTACCATCGTACGATGTTCCAATCTTCCACCAATAAGTATAAGCAAGCGGGTCGTGTGTTATTTTAAGTGTCATGATGACAAACCTCTGCTGGT